CGAAGAACCTGCAATTAGAACCCAAATGAGATTAATCAATGCACATACAGGTATGACATTTGATGAAATAAAACAAGATACTGCCTTGGCAAATAAGAAATGGGCAGAGATCAAAAAAAATGTTAAGATACTAGATACTGTGGATTGGGATTTAGCTAAAGTTGATGAGTTAGTAGCGAAAGAAAAGCCTGATATAATAGTTGTTGACCAACTAGATAAAGTTGGAGTAGCAGGAAACTTTGCTCGTACTGATGAAAAACTTAGGGCTATATACACAGGTGCTAGGGAGATTGCAAAGAGAAATAATTGTTGTGTTGTAGCAATCTCTCAAGCATCTGCTGATGCTCAAGGTAAGCTTGACATAACATTTGATATGATGGAGAATAGTAGAACAGGTAAAGCTGCAGAAGCAGATATCATTATTGGTGTTGGGTATAGAGATAAAGTAGATATGGATAAAAACTTGAGAGGATTAAATATAACTAAGAATAAAATAACAGGTTGGCATGGCATGATACCTTGTATGATTGTACCAGAATTGTCTAGGTATGAAGAATGATAAAATTAGAAAAGACAAAGAGAACGGATGAGAGATTAAAAAAGTTGATGCAAATTCATTATTCACAACCAAAAGGTTTTGTTGGTCGAAACATATGTTATGCTATAATGCACGATAACAATTATTATGGTCACATTATTGGAGGTTCTTGCACACTAAACTTACCTGGTAGAAATGAGTTTTTTGAAATAGACAAGTCTAGTTATACTAAAATAATTAATAATATTTTTTATCATATTAGAAAAGTTAATAATAGTTATCCTATGAGAAATTTTACCACAAAAGTTTTGCAAGCTTGGAGAGAGTCTATGGAAAAAGATTGGAAGAGTAAGTATGGTGATAGTGTTTTAGGATTTGAATCTTTAATAGAACCTCCTAGAACTGCAGAGTTATATAAAAAAGATAAGTGGACTTATTTAGGTAAAACAAAAGGATATACATGCAAGAGAGTATCAGGAGAACAAGAAGAAAAATTTTCTGGTAAAAGAGTTTGGGATTATTCTAACTTAAGACCAAAATTAGTTTATGCGAGGAAAATATGATAACAACATTTGATGTAGAGACTAGCTTTCAAGTTACAGAAGAAGGTAAATTAGATCCTTCATCTAAAAATCCTGATAACTTTTTAATATCTATGGGATTAAATGATGAGTATATATTTTTTAAACACAGAGAATATCATGGCACACCAAATAGAAAAGCTGTACAAGACATGTTAGACAAAACTACTTTATTAGTTGGCCACAATATTAAGTTTGATTTAATTTGGTTATGGGAGTCCGGGTTTAAATATACAGGTAGAGTATACGATACAATGGTTGGAGAGTATCTTTTAAACAGAGGAATGAAGACAAGTTTAAAATTAAAAGATTGTTGTATGAGAAGAAGCGTTACACAAAAGTCAGACTTGATGGATGGCTTTATAAAAAACAAAACTTCATTTGAGAATGTGCCTATAAAAATGTTAGAAGAGTATGGTAGGTTTGATATTAAATCTACACGATCTTTATTTGATGCACAGATCAAACAATTTAAAAATCCAAAAAATAAACAATTAGTTAAGACTGTAAAGATGATGTGTGAGTTTTTGGTTGTCTTGGCAAAAATGGAAAACAATGGTATTTTCATTGATAATCAAGCACTTTTGCAGGTTGAAAAAGATTTTCAAGAAGAGCATGATCAGCTAAGAGTGCAGCTAGACGAGATAATTTATGAGAAGATGGGTGACACAGCTATCAATCCTTCTAGTCCTGAACAGTTATCCTGGCTAATATATGGTGCTAAAGTTACAGATAAAAAGAAATGGGCAGTGCAATTTAATTTAGGCATAGATAAGATTACAAAGAAACCAAAGAAAAGATTTCCATATTCTAAGTTAGAATTAAAAAAGATATGTCAAATGTATTTATGCCCTATATACAAAACAAAAGCAGAGCAATGTAGTTCTTGTAGTGGTAAAGGTTATGTGCAAAAAATGAAAGTAAATGGACAGCCTTTTAAAAATTTAAGTAAGTGTATAGACTGTTCTGCAAAAGGTTTTGTTTATGTAAACACAAAAGAACGAGCAGGATTTGGCGTTACTGCTGACTCTTACATGGATGCTGCAGAAGGTGGTTTTAAAACTGATAAGAATACTTTATTAAAAATAGGCATGAAAGGTAATCAAGAACTAAAAGATTTTGTAGAAAAGATATCCAGGTACAATGCTCTTGATACATATTTAAAAACTTTTGTTGAAGGTATAAAGAAACATAAAACGCAAAGTAATTATTTATTTCCAAACTTTATGCAATGTATTACTACTACAGGTAGATTATCTAGTCGTGATCCTAACTTCCAAAATCAACCAAGGGGTGGTACATTTCCTATCAGAAAAGTTATAAGATCAAGATTTAACAATGGCAAAATTATGGAAATAGATTTTGCACAATTAGAGTTTAGAGTTGCTGTCTTTCTTTCAAAAGATAGGCAGGGGCTACAGGATATAAAAGATGGTGTAGATGTTCATCAGTTTACTGCTGACACTATAGGCTGTGACAGACAGAATGCCAAGGCACACACATTCAAACCTTTGTATGGTGGTATGTCAGGCACTGCAGATGAGAAAAGATACTACACAGCATTCTTAAAAAAATATCCTGATATAAAAGTTTGGCATGATAAACTGCAAGATCAAGCAATACGGCACAAAGTCGTGACGCTACCTACAGGTAGACAATACGCTTTTCCAAATGCAGAACGCATGCCATGGGGTGGCTCCAGCTTTTCAACACAGATAAAAAATTATCCTGTGCAGGGCTTTGCCACAGCTGACATTGTTCCTTTAGCGTGTATCCTTTCTCAAAAATTGCTAGAGGACAATGGCACAAAGAGCATCTTAATCAATACTGTCCATGACTCTATAGTGGCTGATGTTTTTCCTGGTGAGGAAAAGATCGTAGCTGATTGTCTAAAAAATGGTTGTCTTGGTGTTGTTGATAAAATGAGAGAAATGTATGGTATTGATTTCGATGTTCCACTAGATGTAGAAATAAAGGCAGGATCTAATTGGTTAGATACCTCTGTTTTTGTTTGACAAATTTAATATATATGGTAATATATTATTATAAATAAGCACAGGAGGTGCAGAATGAATAATGAAGTACAAGCTTTTCATAATTTAAGTAAAGAAGAGATTATGAAAATGACAGGTCAAGATGACGGATCTCAGATGGGGTCTGGAACTTTACCCAGGCTAACAATAAATAGAGCTGCCGAGGATGATGATGGTAATCCATTAAGGGCAGGAGTTTATACTATTTATGATCCTGAATCAGAAGACAGAGTGTATGGTTTAAAAGATAAACCTGCACAGTTTAGGCCATTTATAAATGCGTATCAATATATGGAGTATGATGCAAATGATAATAAATATGCATCAACATCAGTAATATTTAAGTCTTGGAAAGACGAACCTATTGACACCAAAGGTGGTGTGAGATGTGGTAAAGTCATTGGTAAAGATAAAGAACAGTTGACTGATGCAGAGATAGATGCACAAAAACATATAAAGTGTTATAGACTTGTATATGGATTGCTAAGTATGGAATGCACAAAAGCAAATGGAGATGCTACAGCTATAAAAGATATGCCTGTTCTTTGGAGAGTCACAGGTATGAACTTTAAACCTATTGGAGAAACCTTGAAAGGTTTAAAAGGTAGAAATAGTTTGATGTTCAATCACACATTAAATCTTTCTAGTAAAAGAAAAAAGAATGGTGATAACATATTCTACATAGCTTCTATATCTGTTGATGATAAGCAGATAGAGTTTTCTAAAAAAGATTTAGAACATATGGATATGTTTAATGATCTTATAAATGAAGAAAACTTAAAAGTGTCAGAACAATGGAAGCAGGCCAATGCCACTAGTAAAAGTGACGCTGAAAGTGCAAAAGTAGTTGAGGCTGTTACAGAGGATTCACCAGAAGAATTCCTGGCAACTTAATGTCTTCAATATTAAATAGAGTACAGATGTTTCTCACAGAGGCTAACAAAGCCTCTGTGGATATTTCTAGCACAATAGTAAATGAATTTGGGGA